AGCAGTACCAACAGATATTGGCTCATCACCACTATCATAATCATCATCATCACCAATAGGATAAGTTAAAATTGAGAAAGCTTGTTGACGATTACGCTCTCTTAACTCTGAACAAGCATTAAACAAAGCTAATGAAGTTCTTGCAATACCATACAAATCACTCTGAGGAATCAAATCATCTGTAGCATTAATTACACCGTAAACTGGAATAACTGGAATCATACCTAAGTGATTAGTAAACTTAGTAGTAACGCCATCTACAGTTTTCTTGCAAATAGTGTTTGTCCAAACCCACTCTTCAACAATAGTTTTTACATCACCATTCGCATCAATCTCTTTTGTAGAGATGCTATAAGAAATGCAATTAATTCTGCCAAACTTATCAGTAGACCAATTAGTTATCTGAGATGGACTAATGGAATACAAATAAGGATACAGCCTACGATTTATGATGTCACTCTCTGTAATTACCTCAGAACTGTCAATCTGCTCCATATCCATAACAATAAATTGTACACCATGTAGCTTAGCATTAATAGCGACTTTCTTCATAAATCTAGTTAATGAAGTATTATTGCCATCAACATCGTTTACAAATAAACTATAAGTATTACTCATACCCTGTCTTGTAGGCTCTACCTTAAAAATAGGATTTACATGGGCATCAATTATTGGCTTAACATAATTAATGTAATATGACATATTCTGTCTACGAACATATTTCTCAATAGACTCTCTAGGGTGAGGAATTATATACTCACCAGTCTCAAATCCACCGCTTGCTCTATAACAATCATCAAGCAGTTTATACTTATTTACAGGTGTACCTGTATATGGTGCAGCAGTCAAAATTGCTTTCATAGTTTCACTCTGCCTAGTATCAGCATCAATGAACTCTGATAAACCACCACCATTATCATACACAGTTCTTTTTACACCAACCTGCTTATTTCCTTCTTTTGGCAATTCTCCACCCCCAATTTTTAAATTCCAATATGCTTGGCAGCACCACTTATCTTATTTTTACCTTTAAGCTTCATTACTGAATACCTAAGAGCATCCATGCAGTGGTCATTTACCTTTACAGGCTTATCTACGCCCTGCAACTGTGCTTTATTATCCCACATATAGGTATGAATTTCCTTAAGGGTATTTACACACTCTGTACTAATGTACAACTTATCATCACCTATATATGTTGCTACAGTTCGTATACCATCTAACACTGTATTGTCTGCTCTAGACACTTTCATTCTCATTCGTCTTAACTGCAATATAAAACTTGCTGCCGCTGGGTCAGCTACAATAGTCATTCCGTTAGGGCCTGACCTATATACTTGACCTGTTAAATTATAATTCTCTGTTATGAATTGCTTCATATCTTCTGAATATTCTAAATCTGTTTTCTGTGCTTCAAAATCATTTTGAGCCTGTGCCTCTAATCTACCTGCAAAATAATACTCTTTGCAGACATACATAATCTCATCAGCAGTTTTACCTACTAATAGAAATGTGGTAGCATTTCCTGTACCGTAATCGACACCAACACACCATTTTACAATATCATCATAAGGAATATCTTCTGGTTCTACTTCGTGCTTCTGCTTAAACATATCATATATCAAGCCATTTGCAACTACCCACTTCTAATCTTCACTGTGCAAGCTCTTTATCTTGCAACTAGGATTTCCCCTAGAGTTGGACTATCTCTTAGCCATATTATTATTACTATAACTTAGGCTGCGATATTTCTTGGACTTTCACCATATGCAAATACACTTAGGTTACTTATCTAGTCTCTAAACCTTCAACCCATTTCTGGTGTTGATTGGTAATTGATTAGCATATTATATAACTCTTTGACATCCATAGGTAAATGTCCCCAAGAAGAACCATAACAAATCTTCTTAAGTCCACTAAGAGATAACTTTGGAAAATCTTTATGAATATCTATAGGCTTTTCACCACTTAAGTACCTATACCTAATAGTTATCGCATCTAACTCAGTTGTTTTATTGCTTCTACCTCTACTAAGCTCAGATTGCTTCTGCCTATATTCATCTGTATGCATGGCATCATTACGCCTTTTATTAACTAATTCAACATAGTTACTATCTTTCCAACGCTCTGTTGATATATTGGACAACTTAGCTTTAGTATCATCTGAATGAGTCTTACCGAAAAATGGATTATTCTCACCAAGTCTACCATCAGACAGCTTTTTCTTTGTTTCCTCACTACGATGCTTACCAAGATTATATGTATTTCCTAAGTTTTTCTGTAGCATCTTATCCCTAAACTGTGGGTCTTTCCACAGATTTTTTAGCGTTTTGCTACCTCTTAACTTCCTATCTTCCATATCACAACAATGCTTCATAGACTCAGACATTTTCTTCTTTGTATCGTCTGAACGCTTAGTGCCTAAACTATATGTATTTCCCATCATAGAATCAGCAATCTTACGCTTTGTCTCATCACTAACCTTTGCGAAATCAGTGCCATCACCGCCAAATGATTGATTGTAGCCATTATTACAACTATCAAATTTAGCTATGTAATCAACCTCTAGCTTAGCTGCTTCATCAAAAGTACAGTCTAATTGCTCTAATATAGAAAACTCAAAATTATCTTCACCATGTAAATTATAAGAATTTTGCAATTTGGTATTATTATGCTTATTATTTTGTAATGCCCACAAATGATGATACCATCTTCGCTTATAATCACATGATATTCCAATATATCTCTTACCATTTAACTTATTTGTAATAGAATAAACTGTGTACAATATCTATCGCCTCCACAGAATATTATACCACACCATAAGCTATATGTCAAATTCCATTATATAATTTAGCCTTCCAATTTTAAATCGCTTAATTTTTCAAATACCTTTCGGTATAAGCAGGGCAAGTATGTCTACCCTCTATATATCTATCACGGAATACACCGCTATACATCTTTGAGTATCTTTCCCTTACTTCATCAGATAAAGTTAAGTTATCATCCATAGTGAAGTGAATGTACAAACCATTCTGTTCCTTTAACTTACTAAGTACATCTGTGTAAAACCAATGATAAGGACTTTCGGGGTTACAGTTACAAAATAGTTTTGCACCATCAACTGAAAGTCTTGCTGTTGCTTGATTGTAGAAACTTTGTGGCATAAGTGCAACTTCATCAAGCAGGAGGCCACAGAGAGTTATTCCCTGTATTAAATCCTGTGAACTCTCGTCCTTGCCTCCGAAGATGTAAAAGTAATTTACCACATTTCCCTTAATTATTTCAATGTAGTTCTCACTTCTATGTTCTACAACCTCATATTCTAAGGCTATCATCATTTGTTTTAATACTGTAAGTACGTTTCTTCTAAAACTTCCTACAGATTTACCACAGAGTGCTGCGTTCATTTGATTGAAATTACTCATTACGAATAATACAAATGACAGTGCCATTGATACAGTCTTTCCACTACGAACTGAACCATCAGCGATACACATAAACTTATCTGATACTGGTGAATCTTCGTGCCACCAACTTAAAACCTTCTTCTGCTTCTTTGAGAAAGGCTCAAACTTAAATCCTTGAAGTTTTACCTTTTTCTTATTCAATCAATCACCGCTTAATCTTGTGATAAGGTCTTATCTAAATCTGCATCTAAATCTTCTTCATCCCAAGTTGATTTTAATTCTCCCTTAATAGCATCCAAAATACCACTATCAGCAGACTCTTCCTTCTTCTGTTCTCCTACCCAACCAAAGTATTTAGCTAATTTTTCCCAAGCTTTTGCCTTATCGGCCAGTTGAATAGAAATACCATCTCTACCCTGTTTGATACTCTCAACCACACTACAATCAACAAAATCACTATTAGTTAAATGCATCTTATTAATCTTCTTAGTTAATGGCTCACCTGTATCTGGGTCAAACATTCTACTACCATCAGTATCATATACAGGTACTTCCTCTTCCTCAAATGTAATATAATCTGAAATATCTGCATTAGCTACTTTAAGCAAATACTCTACATAACTAGTTACATCAACATCAAAAGATTTCATCAAAATTTTCTTTAGTCGCTTCACCGCTGATTGAACTTTTGGATTTTTCAGTAACTTGCTACCCATTATACTAGCATACTGCTTCTTACACTTATATGCCTTTAAGTACGCTTGTGAAGCATTATTAGATTCAACATAATACATCACAAAATCTCTCTGTTGGTCATTAAGTTCATCGTCATTAAAAAGTTCATCCAAGCAAGCTTCATTAATATCTTTTTTACGACCCAACTTACCTATCGCTCCTTTCTTCCTCTTAATATTTAAAAAAGCCCACCCCTTAAAAAAGGAGTAGGCTCTTTAATTAAAAGGAGATTGAAAAAATGAAAGAGATTAACAGTAATTTTCTTACTGTACTGTTATTATACCACACTTTTTCATTTATGTCAAATCTAACTCATCTATAACAGAATATCTATCAGAATTAAGGACTTTTACAAGAGCCTTATATGGGTCAACCTCAGAAGATACAACCATCTCCACAAGATTCTTACTAAACCCACTGATAAGAATTACGCCATTATCATTCTGCTGAATTGGAACTACATTATTTCTACTGTTGACATTCCAAAATACCAACTTAGGAAGTTTATAACCATACTCAGCAAATTCTTTAGCAATCTCTTCCATAAGCGGAATATCATCACAACCCCTATCAAACTCCATATCGCTCACAATAAGAACTGTCTTAGGAATATCTTCCTGCTTATATCCACCCTTAACTGCTGTATCGAGAATAAGTTTAAATGTTCTCTTTAGGTCAGTATTAGAACAATCATCATACTCACCCAAAAGATTCAACTTGTCTGCTAATGTCTT